AACCACCACCAAGCGGACATCCGTGAATCAACAATCGACCTGACCGGATATGAAGCATTCGTTGCAAACGTAGACAACTACCCAACGATGATGAAGGCGAACCACACACTCAACACCTTCCCACCAAACTCGTACCATCGCTTGTACGACTTCTTTGACGTGAGCCTTGTGCCACTATCAACAAGCGAATTCGCAAAGTGCAAATCGCATCTGAAGATGCTTGAGGCAGGATTTAGCAAGTGCGCTCTGATCGTGAGAAACACACACCCCTACACCCCATACATCACCAAAGACAACTGCATTGCGATTAACCACCCAAGCGAATGGGCAGGAGCAATCAAGAGGCTAAACGAAAACCCCAACCAAGTCCAAGATATAGCAGATTCGTTACACGACTACGTGCAAGAATTCACGATGGACAAAATAAACCAACTGCGATGCTTTACATTGTGACCCCCTGCTCACGCCCCCGCAACCTCAAGCGGATGAAACAGTACATCCCCGATTGGGCTACGTGGGTGGTGATGATGGATGCGTCAACCGACTTCAAAGAAGCAACAGGCGCAAACGTCACCCACTACTCTACCAAGACAGGACATTGGGGCAACCCCCTACGCAACGAGTTCCTTGACCTCTATCAAGAACAATTCACACAAGAGGATTGGGTGTACTTCTTGGACGATGACAATATCATCCATCCCAAGTTCAACGAAGAATGGAGCAACATCCACAACCTCGATTCTACAATCGTCACGTGGGGACAAGAGGGAAGGCTACGCCCTACCGACAAACCAAAAGTCGGGAACATAGACACCGCATCTTTTATGTTCAAACCCTACCACGTACCCAAGCTCCGATTCGCTAACATCTACGAATCCGATGGACAGTTTGCTGCTGCATTAGCGGCTCAAGGAACGCTGATCTGCGTGGATGCCTATCTTTGCTACTATAACGCCCTGCGATGAAAACACACAAACAAATTGACGGGTGGTTCAACCACCAAGCAGCATACGACTTCTTAATCTCCAAAGTACCGGAGGGAGGGTCATTCGTAGAACTCGGAGCGTGGCTCGGCAAGTCATCTGCCTACTTATGTGACAACGCTCACGGAATAAATGTCACAATCGTGGACACTTGGAAGGGATCACCAAACGAACTCACCACCACCCACAAGCTCGCAACGCAGGTAGACATCTACGACCTGTTCGTTGAGAATATGGGAGACCGTAAGTACAGGGCCATCAGAGCAACATCCAAAGCAGCAGCACGGAAGTTCAAAGCCGAATCACTTGACGTGGTGTTCATCGACCTAACCCATACCTACGAGGCAGTCAAAGAGGATATTCAACTATGGCTTCCCAAAGTAAAGAAGGGAGGCTACATAGCAGGAGACGACTATCACGAAAATTGGCAAGGCGTAATCCAAGCAGTAGACGAGCTACTCCCACACGCCACGTTCATTGACGATTGTTGGATCTACCAAAAGTGAAGAACCACACAAAGGTCTACCTGAAAGGGATGGGCTACGACACAACCGATTGGATCCCTTGCGAGGTATGCCAAGCACAGGCCGTAGACATCCACCACATCGAGGCACGTGGTATGGGCGGCAGCAAGGATGCTGACACCATCGACAACCTGATGGGGCTATGCCGAGCCTGCCACAACGCATTCGGGGACAAGACCCAACACAAAGAGATGTTGAAGGCAGTCCACAACCACCACTTGTCAAAACGGGTTATTTAGAAAAGTTCAAAATAAAACAAAATGCCAAGAGGTAACCCCAACTTAGTCAAAGGCGTAAGCGGCAATCCCGCAGGTCGCCCCGCAGGTGTACCCAACAAAAGCACCAACAAGATTCGTGAGGCATTCCAAAACCTCATTGAAGCCAACCTTGACAATATGACCCTATGGCTCACGCAGGTGGCTGCTGATGACCCGAAGGGCGCACTTGACCTGCTGAACAAGATGGCGGAGTACACGACACCCAAGCTCGCACGGGTGGAGAACTCCCACGAAGCAGCAGATGAACTCACCCAAATCAAAGTAGAGATTGTCCGTTCTGCAAGTAAAGACGAGTGAACTCTTTGAGAAGAACTACACCGCACCCACACGGATAGTAGTCAACCAAGGAGGCTCACGCTCCGGAAAGACCTACTCCATCTTGCAGATGCTGATCGTGATCGCAATGCAAGAGAAGGGGAAGGTTTTTTCTATTGTGCGTAAGTCGCTGCCATCACTCAAGATGACGGCCTACCGTGACTTCTTTGAGATCCTCAACAAACTTGATTTGTACGATGAGTCACGCCACAACAAGAGCGACTACACCTACACGCTAAACGGCAACCTCTTTGAGTTCATTTCGCTTGACCAACCGCAGAAGAAGCGTGGAGCAAGACGTGACTATCTATTCTGCAACGAGGCCAACGAGCTTTCTTGGGAGGACTTCTTTCAGCTCTTGGTTCGTACCACAGGCAAGATTTGGATTGACTACAACCCATCAGATGCGTTCCATTGGATCTATGACCGCTTGCTGACTCGTGACGATGTGACGTACATACAAAGTACCTACAAGGACAACCCCTTTCTTGATGCCTCCATCGTGGCGGAGATTGAACGACTCGCAACAACCGATGAGGACTATTGGCGCATCTACGGATTGGGTGAGCGTGGTATGAGCCGTGCCACCATCTTCCAATTCGGGATGAGTGAGATCCCATCAGACGCAACGCTACTTGCTCACGGGATGGACTTCGGGTACACCAATGACCCAACGGCACTTGTGGCGGTGTACAAATCAGGAGACAACCTCTACCTTGACGAACTAATCTACCGCACCGGACTCACCAACCCCGACATCAGCAACCACCTCAAGAGCCTGAACCTCGACCGCAGGTCAGAGATTTTCGCTGACTCTGCTGAACCCAAATCCATCGAGGAGCTGCATCGTATGGGATGGAACATAAAACCCACGCAGAAGGGCGCAGATAGCGTTATAGTGGGTATTGATGTGCTGAAGCGTCACAAGATATTTGCAACACCACGAAGCACCAACCTAATCAAGGAGCTTCAGAACTACAAATGGGTGGAGGACAAGAACTCCAACCTGCTCAACAAACCCATTGACGCATTCAACCACGCCATCGATGCGGTGAGGTACGCCACATACAACAAGCTCTCGAAGCCCAACTACGGACGCTATGCCATACGTTAAATTCAAAAGGTTATTTTATTGATGAAGCTCATTGTTCCAAATCAGATGAACGAGATCCGCCTGTCGGACTACCAACGCTTTGTGCGCTTGGAGGGTGACGAGGAGTTTCTATCACGCAAAGCCCTTGAGATCTTCTGCGGCCTGTCGATGGATGTCATCCTTCAGATGAAGGCATCATCGCTCAACAAGATCAATGCGGTGCTGATGAAGGCGTTTTCGGAACGCCCACCTCTGAAGCAACGCTTCTTCATCGACAAGCAGGAGTTCGGGTTTATCCCCTCGCTTGAGGAGATCACCGTTGGTGAACTCAATGACATCGACACCTACATCTCTGATTGGTCGCAGATGCACCGTGCGATGGCGGTGATGTTCCGTCCGGTCACCGCAACATTCGGTAGCCGATACGAGATAGAAAAATACGAGGGGTCAGAGAAGTACGCAGACAAGATGAAGGACGTACCCCTTGACATTGCGATTGGTGCGATGCTTTTTTTTTGGACTTTAGGAAACGATTTATCGATCGCTTCCCTGAAATCTTTGGGAATGGAGCAGGAGATGAATTTAGTCCCGCTGCACAATTTTCTCAAAAATGGTCTTGGGTCACCATCTACTATCAGCTCTCTAATGGAGACCCCCTCAAGTTCGGTCAAGTAGCAGAGATGTCAGCAGCATTCGCATTCACCTACCTCACCTTTGAAAAAGAGCGCATAGAAACGGAGAATAAGATCCTCCAAAAACAACTGAAAAAATGAGACAATTCTACGACATCACCACCAAGCTCAAGGACACCCTTGAAGCCAATAGCCAAGTCAACGTAGTGACTACGGGTGACGTTTATGACGTTGACCTCAACAAGCAGACGATCTTCCCATTGTCGCACATTATGGTGAACCAAGCTACGTTCGAAGGTCAGGTGGTTCGTATGAGCATCAGCCTCATTTGTATGGACGTGGTGGATGAGACCAAAGAGAACCCACGTGCGCAGGCAGAGCCGTTCTACGGAACGAGCAACGTGCAAGACATCCTCAACACGCAGCTTGCGGTCATCAACGATGTGGTAGAGGAGCTTCGCAGAGGGCAGTTGTACTCCGACCTGTATCAGTTGGACGGCAACCCCACGTGCCTTCCGTTCACGGAGCGTTTCGAGAACCTGCTTGCGGGGTGGACTGCCACCTTCGATGTGCTGCTCTCTAACACCGAAATCTCTATTTGCTGATGCAACTCCGGCAGGATCTTGTCCGTGCAAGCCTTGAGAAGTTTGCCAATGGCGTAGTCGAGCAGGCGAAGGCTAACCTTGCCCGTGAGAACAAGAACGTCACGGGTAATCTTGCCAATTCGCTTCAGTACTACATTGAGGTGAACCCCAACTCAATCGCCCTGCAATGGAAGATGGACGAGCTTGCTCCCTATTGGAAGTTTCAGGACTACGGTGTCAAGGGCAAGACGTCATCCGACAAAGCCCCCAACAGTCCCTTCCGATTCGGAACGGGGAGCAGCGGTATGCGTGGCGGTTTGACCCGTGCTATCAACCAATGGGTGCGTACCCGTAGATTCCAATTCCAAAGCCGTGAGGAGGGCAAGAAGGGTCAGTTCTTGAGCTACGATGCTACGGCATTCCTGATCACCCGAAGCATCTACAACAAGGGCATCAAAACAACGAGCTTCTTCACCAAGCCGTTCCAATTACAATTTGAGCAGCTTCCCAACGAAATTGCGCAAGCCTATGCGCTTGAGGTAGCTGACTTCCTACGATTCACGTTGCAACAACCAAGACAATGAGTACACCTGTCATAGCCACCCCAAGCAGCCTCGCAATGGCGAGAAGCCCGCAGTTCATCACGGCAAAGAACAACGCCCTCGCCAATGATACATTGAACGAGATGACTTTGAATCTTGCTATCTACACGGGAACCAAAGCAGCATCCGCCACCAACAACTACAACCTATCAAAGGGCTATTCAATCAACGAGGTCATCAACTTTGAGGTGAGTGACTTGGTACGCTCGGAGTTCTACCACGACTTCAGCATTTGGAATGACATCGGCTACACGCAGAGTCCACAGGGCGAATGCCTATGGGTGCGTCCACAAGGCACGTGGACATTCTCCAACAACGGAGCAGCAGCAACTACTGCCACGTGGAGTTCCGGCACGACCTACGCTTACATCACCACTGATGGATGGGCAGCAATGACGAACATCACACCGACTTCGGTGAGTCAGCCTGTACTTGCGACAAGCCGTGACCGCCAATGCTTGGTAACCAATTCAGAGGTGCTTGCCATCAACAATAGTGTGGCAAACGACTTGGGCTTCATTACCATCACTTGGGAAAGCGGTGACTCGGATGACTTCTACGTTTCTTCAGTTAGCACCACCCCGCCTGACCCAACAAGCACCAACACGCAAGATCTCGTAATCTATGCAGGCGTAGGCCCCGCCAACCTTCAGGCTAATTCATACCTGCCTTCAGATCTGCGTCCAAGCAATCAACCGAACGGTGGTGTTGGAAGTTGGTACGATGTTATCTTAAAAGACACGGGAGGCGATCCTATCGCAACGGTACGATACTACCTCATCTGCGAGCCGAAGTACACCCCCTATCAAATCGCATTCATCAACCGATTCGGTGTTGCTGACTTCATCACGTTCTTCAAGCGCAGCGATGAGACGGGTACGTTCACGCAGGACTCGTACCAAAAGAGCATCTACAATGACGGCTTCACTACGCCATCACTTGAGGTGGGCAAGTACAACTCGTTCAACGTAAACTCACGCAACTCACTACGACTGAACACGGGCTTCGTGGATCAGAACTACGATGAGACCATCAAGGACATCCTGATGAGTGAGTACGTTGCGGTGTTGGATGGCAGCAATTGGGTCAGCGTTGTGCCTGATCGTGGCAGCATCGAATATCAAAAAAGCGTCAACCAAAAGCTCATCAACTACACGATGACGTTCACCTATGCCTTTGACGAACGCAGCTTGGTACGATGAACAAGGTAGACCTATACGTCAACGACTTTCGACTTGACCTGTTTGATGACGAGGAGATCAGCATCAACCTGTCGGTGCAGAATGTGCAGGACATCAGCAAGGTGTTCACGGACTTCACGCAAGGCTTCACGGTTCCTGCTACGCCACGCAACAACGAGATC